GGCGGCTCTTGGGGCAGTGTGCCGAGGGTAGGCGGTATACCAGGCGTTGAAGTCGGGTTCACTGGTCCGCACGCATGTGTGTTCCTGTTCCTGTTCCTGTTCCTGTTCCTGTTCCTGTTCCTGTTCCTGTTCCTGTTCCTGTTCCTGTTCCTGTTCCTGTTCCTGTTCCTGTTCCTGTTCTGCGCGCGTGCGCGCGCGACCCTTGCAAGGGGCTTCTAAGGGGCTTGGTAGGGGCTTGTAAGGGCCTTGGTATCGAGCGTAGAACTCCTTATACAGTAGGCACTTACGGAAAGACTCCAGGTACTTAACCAGTCCCTTGTGTCGGTTATCCTCCTTGTGGAGTATTGGCCCTATCTGATAGTGGGCCATTTCAGGCACAAAGACGATTTCCGAAGGGGCTTCATAGTGCGCGAACTGGGTCTCTGAGACCCTTGCAAGGGCCTTGCAAGCCCCTTTGGACGTCAAGCCGAGTTCATGGCAGAGAGTCGGTAGGGCAAGATAGAAAAGGCCGCTCATGTGAGCCGACTGGCAGGTGACGAGGTACAGGGCGACGAGTTGCGCTTCAGGTCCGGCCTTACGGAGCGCACGGCCCGTTTCGCCTGTCCAGAACGTCGGAGCTACTTTGCCGTAGTCACGCATCAGCGTTTCCTCCTCAGCGGCATCCTGTCATCCTCCACCGCCTCGACCTGCTCCCGCTCGTCCACGGCCTCGTCAATCGCGCAGCACAGCCCTAGGTCCACGAGCCGGTCGATGGCGTCGAGTATCTCGGCCGAGCCGCGGGGGGCGGTCAGCACGACGTGGCGTAGGTTGTCGAGTTCAGGGGTCATAGCGAGTCTCCGTCAAAAAGCGGCGTGTTGTTGTCACTCAGCAGCCTCCCTCACCCTCTGAGCCAGCACCGCGGCATCGTACCAGGTAAAGCTTAAATCGGGGTTTGTGGCGAACCGGCCGAATTGCCGCAACACCTCGTCGCGCTGCGAATCGTCGAATAAGAACACGTAGCGCTCGTTGCCCTTCACGAGGGCGAGCACGCTTACCGTGGACTGATCGTCGGTCAGGTCGTGGCGTCCGTGCATGGTAGAACTCCTATTCGGGCTCCGGTCCATAGTCCTCGATGATCGTCCAGAACACGAACCAACCCAGCGAAAATGAATCGCGCCAACTGATACCGTAGTCGTGCAACCGCCAAACGGCCGCGATAGTGTGCCGCAATTTCGACCACCGGCAACAGACCCAGAACCGATACCGAAACCGAACGCCGTACTGACTCGTTATCGGCCACCAGTTGATTTCAGTCGCGCCCATCGGCGGCTCCCTTCGCGGCCTCGGCCGCCATTTTCAGCACGATCTCCCCCTGGACTTCGGCCGCGTCCAATAGGGCCTGGTTGTCGGCCCGCAACCGCTCGACTTCGGCCACCAGTACGTTAGCCACGGATCGGTGGACCCAGGGCGATTCTGGAAAAACGGCCATCGCCTGGAGCGCTTGCTCAACGGTCATCGACAGTTCCTTTCTCTCGGACTTCGGCCGCGTCCAATAGGGCCTGGTTGTCGGCCCGCAACCGCTCGACTTCGGCCCGCAACCGATTATTTTCTTGCAGCAGCGCATGAGCATCGGCCAGGGTGGTATAGAACCTGCCAACGTCATCCGGTGTGATTTCACAGGCGAGTTCTTGCATGTCCACTGGTATATGACCTGTGTGGAGGTCGTCGTAGGTCAATTTACACCCACGGCACCAATACGTGCCGTTGCTTAGCACGATGGCCCTGCCGTTCGAGCGGCAACGTCGGCACGGCGGCAGTGGTAGAGATTCCATCAGTTTCAATCATGGTTCAGCTCTGCTAAAACGGAGGTTCGCTCCTTTCGCGGCTTCGGCCGCCTCGCGGGTCGAATAGCAGTCCTCGACGTGGAAAACGTATGAATCATCGCTGTCCCACGTCGACCGAACCTCGAACGATGCGTACCGCACTGTCATCTGCCAGTCAAACACGACCTTCGTTTCAGGGTGAACGGCGAAAAGTTTCATGCCGTTTGTGACGGTGATTCCGTCGAGAGTTCTACGAAGAGTCGCCAGTTCGTAAGCGGACTCCAGGCAGGTTTTGCACGGCCACACTTCCACCCATTGCTCCTGACCGCGCCTACACACTTTGACGCTCAGGTCATGACCGCAGTCAGCGCACGCGATCGCGATTTTCAACGTCGATTCCTGGACCGTCAACTCGATCATCGCTCAGCCCTCCGTCGCGTCAGAACGGAATCGCTTCCTTGTCCTCGCTCTTCTGCGCCGCGCTCCGCTGCGCGTCGCTCACGCCCGCCATCGTATCGGCAGGCGGCTTCACCGGCATCTTCGGCTTGCCGGCTGGTGCCGCCGCGTTGCGCGCGAAGTTGCCGCTCAGCGCCCGGAACTGCGAGCCGTACTGATTCTGCAACTGACGGGCCTCCTCCGCCGAGACATTGCCGACGCCCGGCTTTGTGTTGTAGTCGGCGGCCCACGAAATCTTGTAGCGCACCTGGTCCTTGAACTTGTCGGTCGCCAACGTGAAACGCGCCGGCGTCGGCTCCCAAGTGCCATCAGTTACGCTGGGCAGCACGCCGTCCCAACCGCAGTATCGCATTAGCGAATCGACGGCCGATTGATTCAGAGTGCCGTTCTTCTTCACGATCCAGAAGTCGCCGCGGTTCTCGTAACCATCGTCGAGGTTGGCCCAATCCTGCTTGTCGGCATTCCAGAAGTCCGACAGCGCAACGACCACGCTGATAGCGATTGCGCCGCTGTCGGCCTTCTGAAGACCGTACTCTACGATCCGCCCACGAACTTGGCCTTCCCACTCAAGAGGTTTCCCCATATCACGTTTCCTTTCCGAAAAGTTGGTTCCAGAGTGTCGCGTCCCCATCGAGGTACGGAATCACGTTGCGCAGCAAGCGCGACTTCGCCCAGTGCGTCGGCAACTCGGTGGGATAGATCGTGCGTGTACCGGAGCCCTTGGCCTTTCCCTCGCTGTCCACGACTTGATCGAAGCCGACGAATAGAAGATGGTCGCACCATTCCTTGACCCGGTGCCGAATCGAGAACTTGCCGCTGGCCGGCGACTGAAGCCGTGGCTCCCACCGAATCCAGTCCTCGCCGGCCGGGTTGGGGACGGTCGCCGTGCAGTCGTGGCACACCAGAACGACGTGCTTGCCCATGCGCGCAACGGCGTCCAGGTCGCCCAGGAGTTGCAGGAACGTCTCGAAGACGTGGGTGTAACCCTTGCCGAATCCATAGCCTTCGATGCTCGACACGCGATGTCCCTTCTCGTGCGGCACGTTGGCGATGGTCCAGGCCGTGGCCAATTCTTCGGCCTTCGTCCCGGAGTCCACGGCCACCATGTCGTAGGGTGCCAGCAGGTTTCGGTCTTGCAGGATGGCCCGAACCTCTTCCCACGTCTCGGGCTGCACCCGTGCCACATCGAGGAAGTTCGTGCCGAAGTCAACGTCCACGATCAGGGGTCGGACGCCGGCCTTCGCTGCGCAGGCCACGAGGCTGCTCTTGCCCACGCCGCCTGGGCCGAAGATGACGGTCTTCTGCGGTCCCGGCTGCACGCCCGTGGTTGGCGTGAGTTGCCGTTTCGCTTTTTTCTCGCCGTTGCCTGTAGGCGGCCTAGAAGGGGGCGGCGGCATCGGTCTGGTCGCTGGTAACGCCATGTATGATTCCTAGTTCTGGGTGTACATTTTCGACGAAAGCAAAGCCCTCGGGCAACGCCGAGTCGCGCGTCCACTTGCTTGCGCACAGGCCCCAGTAGGGACACCACGGGCAAGTATCTTTTCCCACGGTGCGATAGTGACGGCCACTGCGCTGCGCCTCGCGGATTGTCTTCTGGATGTCCCACAACTCCTGGAGGCACTCCTCGATTTCGGAGTCGAGACGTGGAATCTCGACGCGAGAAAAGTAGAAGTCCGGCCGCTCGCCGATGTCGGCCACGATTTTCGCGGCCCATTCGTCGGCGGTCATCGGCCGCGTTTGCAATGTAAATCCTTCCTCGGTGCTCCCCGTCTGACGCCAGAGTCCCTTGGCGGTCTTGACGCGGTTGCCGTTGCGATCGAGTACGATCTTCGCGCCCAAGTCGTCGACCACCGCAACGGGCGTCGGCTTGATGGTCGGTTTGCGCGTAACGTCGTATAGAACCGTATCGACGACGTGGCCCAATTTTCGCCCCGCGTAGACGTAGAGGCTGATCTGGTGGTCAATCTGAAGTCGCTGCCAGAAGTCCGAGCCGACGCCGATGTCATCGGATACTAACTTGTGCTCCAGAACGGCCCCGCGGCCATCCTCTAGGCAAACGATGCCGTCGATCTTCCCGGCCAACTCGAATACGGTAGATGGATGACCAGTCCGCGGATTCAACAGCGGCAACCGAAACGCCTTTTCACTGGCGAGAACGTGTAGAGGCGAACTTTGCCAGCGCCAAGCGTAGCCCGACAACAGCGCCTTGACGGTTGCCATTTCGACGGCAATGGAGTCGGTGTCGGCATCGGCCAACATCACCTGACTGTAGTACCACTCGACGTGCTCTATCGCCTTTTCCAAGTCGCTCCCGCTCTTTAGAACGTCTAGGCCGCAGTGGTAAGCCGACCCCATGCGCAGCGCCTTGGCATCGACGAGGGGCCGCAGAGCGATCTCGTAGGCATACCAGTGCCGCCTGCGACACGCCTTGAAGGCGGCTTGCCGGCTGAAGGTCAGCAGGTGCCTGTCGGCAAGGGCTTCCGTGCGGGGGTCCATGTCACCGTTCCTTCTTGCCGTGCCGTGGATTCCGTTCGCGCATCGCCTGAAGCGCAGAGACTTTCAACGGAGAGAGATTCTTGCGGCCGAAGTTGTAGACCGCTTCGATCATGTCGAGGTAGGCGTCGCGGGTCGAGTAGGAAACCAACTTCTCGCGGCAACGGTCGAGCCCCTGGGTAAACCGGCTGAGATCGAAGGACTCGATGCGGCAGACGGCCATGCACGCCTCGATAAAACGTGCATTACGCAGACGCGGGGCCATCGCTACCGTGGCCGAATAGATGGATGCCACACGCTGCGCGTAGAGACGATCCTTGATCTTGAAGGTGCCCGCGATGAAATCGGGCCAGACGTTCCGATAACTCACGGTCCCTGCCAGCAGTCCAAACGCCACGGCAACGGGAAGTCGGTGAGCATCCGCGAACTCGATGCCCTCCTTGTACGCTTCGACGCCGCGCGCCGCCCAACTCAGCGCGTAATCTCGCGGCACCCACACCAGTTGGCCGTTGTTGACCACCGCTACGTCGAAGTCGATGGTCTCTTCGATCCAGTAGACGGGCAGGCCAAGGTTTTCCGCGATGGCGAGTCGGTGTTGACCGTCCTTGACGACAAGGTGCTTGTCGCCGTTGCGGCAACAGACAATCGGAAAGCAGGCCAGGAAACCGTACTCTTTCATGGAGCGTTCCAGGCGTTTGTGCTTCCCGATGTTGAGCGGTCGATTCTTCTCGCTCAACTCGAAGAGGCGGTAACTTTTCGTCACGTTGACTTTCCGCGTGGTACCCATCCGAGGGTCTCCTATGGGTTGGCTCTGATCCAATCGGTAACGATTTGGAATCCCCGTTTTCGCAGGGCATCGCCTTTTGGAATTGTTCTCAGGATATTGATGGCATCGTGTGCCTTATTGACGCCGACGCCGCGCAACTTCCGCTCTGTCGGTGCTTCAGTTGCTTCGGGTTCCGGCACATCGAGCGATTCGAGGGCGTCCTTTGGGTTGACCGCTTCGAGGATCGCGCGCTGGTCCTCTGGTGTGTGTGCGGCAATCTGTTCCGCCAAGTGCCCGCCGATGTCGCCGCGCTCTACCGCTTCGACCAGTTCCGGCACGCCGTCGCGCGCTATGCGTTTGGCCTGGTCGATCATCGGCCCCGAGACGCCGACGGCCGCACCGATGTGGTCGCGCGACTTGCCGCGGAGCGCTGGTGAAAGGTTTTGCACAAGCGCTTTCGCTTTGTGGTCGCCTCCGGCTGCGCGTTGTCTTTCCTTCGCTGCCTTCTCGTAGAACTCGCCCGCCTTGTGACCGATCATGCTCCGCTGGCTTACCGTCAGGTGGCGACGGTGAAGGTTCAGCGATAGCACGTAACCTACGGGATCATCGGTTTCGACTTCCACCGTCTTGCACTTGACGCCCGCAAGCAGGCAGGCGCGGTAGCGGTTGCGGCCATCGAGAATCTTGCCGTCGAGCAACGCAGTCGGCTCGCGCAGGCCGTGCTTGCGGATGTCCTCGACCAGCGCGTCGAAGTCGTCACCCGTCATCAAGGGGAAGATCGAAGCCGCTTCGTGAAATGGGATGTCCATGTCTCACTCCGGCAAGATCGAAAAGAAATACGCCGTGGCGTATAGCACGCCCGCGGCAAACAGCACGAGGGCATCGAGGGCCAGTTTCCAGCGTGGGTAAGAATCCATGCGTCACCTTTTTTCAACCAGATACTTTGCACGAGCCAGTGCGTCGGCGAAGTCATCGCAGGTCAGGTCTTGCCATTCTTGCGGCAGTCGGTCGGCCAGCTTGCCCGCCGCGCGCAGGTGGTCGACGATCTCGCCTGCGGTGTCCGCCGCGGCGTCGGCGATTGGGTCTTCCGGGGGCTGTAGGGCGGCGTCACTTCTCATTCCTCGCTTCCTTCTCACCTTCTTCGTAACCGGCGTCGTGTTCTTTCCGAAGGCATTCTTGGCAGGGTTCAACAAACATGGCCGGCTGATTACGGTGCTTGCCGGTGTTCGTTTGGTTGCACAACCCTGCCCCACACGCGGCGCAAAGCACTTCGATATTCACTTCGATGTCAGGCACCCCTCACCCCTCGCTTTCGCTCATGGGATGTACTCCTCATCGTCGTCGTCCTCGCCTTCCCAATCGTCCTCCTCGTCGTCCAACTCTTCCTGCCAGCCGGCGAAATCGTCGGCGAGTCGGCGAATCGCGTCTGGGAGCGACAGTGTGCCCCCATGCAGGTCGAGGGCCGTGCGTTCCAGATAATGAGCGATAGTTACGGGCGTTTCGTTTTTCAAACTCATGCCTCGATCCTCTTGGCACTCGCCGCCACCTCAAACGCGGAAAGAAAGAGGCGTCGTGGTCGTGTGGTCGTACATAGGCCCAATCTCACTAGTCCTTCCCATGTGGTTTTCTCCTCCTTGATGAGTTTGCACGCGCCCATGTAGCACGCAGGGCAAAGTCCTCGTGTCTTCATTGGGTTGGTGCATCCTGGCGTCATGCACTGCACAGATTTACTCATTTCACGCTCCGTAACCAGACCGGCCGTCGGCATCATGCTTCAGGCCGGCGATTCCTTCCACCGCGCGTCGTGCGCGGGGCGTCCATGCAGTAAAAAACGCTGTGGCGGGAAGCAAATCGCGTGTGTCTGCCATCGTGCATCCGTCGCGTTAGCCGCCGTGCCCCCGGCGTCGTAGCCGGGGCGTGTGTTCTGAATCAGATCGGTGGCTGGAAGTCGAATCCAGAGCCCAGTGGGCTGCCGCATTACCGCCGATCCGCCGGCTCTGCGCCGGCTGCTACCAATCTCGCTGGCGTCGATTCTGGCGCGGAAACCCTTAGTCCCTGCAATGATTGGCGCTCTTGCCATGCGCGGAGGGCTTCTGGGTTGCCTTTCCGCTTGCTGCCTTCGACC